ACAAAATCAGAAACATTACGAACCACTATTTTAGATGCTTATAAAAAATTTAAAAAAACGAATAATAGGATTCCTCGTACTAAAGACATTTATAAATATAAATCAGTTCAAAAATTGTTAACTGGTTTTGATTCACCTTTTACTGCGGGTAGCTATATTGGACGGGTTTTAAAAGATAATAAGCTACCTTATGACCCTTCAAGAGAATTAAAATATACTGATAAGCACGTAAGAGCGCGAGCTGATGCTTTACGAAGAAAATTAAGAATAGAAAAATTTTCAGATATCGATATAGAACGAGCGACTCGAGGCAAAAGAGGTTTTGTGATTCCAGAATTTGAACTAGGTCCTTTAAAATTTAAAGGTATGGAGATCGGGGGCATTGCAAAGCATCATATGAATTCTTTGCGTCAGAACGTTAATCTTAGAAACGTAGCGTATCTTTCTGGAAAGGATAATTGGTGGTTGGGTACCCGTGTCGAACGACCATTAGAAGCAGTATATACTAAGAGAGAAACGCTTTTAAAAGAAAAACCCAAAGAGTGGAAAAAAACATTTAATGATCTTAATGATAAAGGACGTAATATATTAAAGAGAGTTCCTGAAAAATTAAAAGGACTCATTAATTTTGAAGTCGTAGAAGTTAAACCTAACGGCACTTTAAAAACGAGTAATATTGGAATGGATTGGAGAAAATCCATAGGAGCCCAAGCTGGTGAAGTTGGTAAAATAGATTTTAATAAATTATCTAAAATACAGAAAAAAAAGGTTCTAGCTCTTCATGCAGATGCATATGAAGCTTTTAAAGCTAACAGATTTAAAGCTTTCATGCCTGGTGCTGGCGCTGCTGGAACGCTAGGAGGATTAAGTCTCGGAGTTGGTGCCGTAGCTGCAGGCGCAGAATATCAACAAGGTAAACCTTTATATGATGTTTTTGTGAATTTACCGATTGAGTTTGCTTCTTTTGGAATGATCCCTGCCACAGAAATATCTCAACAATTAAGAATTAGAGGTGATTTAAAAGATAAAGGTCTTTCTTTAGCCGAACGAAATGAAAAAATGGCTTTGTATAATCGAGCTAAAGCTCAAGAAGCTATTGAACAAGATGTTGGAGAGGTAGGGCTGGAAAGCTATGCTCTTTCAGGATTAGGTGAAGGAGAAACTAAGGACCAGGCTTATGCAGTTAGAGGAGATGAAGATAGAGAATTAATGAAACGTAAAATGGAACGAGGATATAATCCTAATACAGGGAAATGGGAAGATAGAGATCCAATCACTTTTGAAGAAGCACCATATGCAGAAGGCGGCTCTGTTCCGCGAACTGGGTACCGAAAAGCTGGGTTAGCAGGAACAGTTGGGTTACTAGCAAGAGGTATTTTAGGAAAAGCTTTCAGCTGGGTCGGAGGAGATATTGCCTTTTATTATGTGGACAAATGGAATGAAATGTCCAAAGGCAAATCTGAAGAAGAAGCAGCAGCGATAGCTAAAAGCAATGCAACGTTGGGTGTTTACAAGAATAAAACTTATATTGAGGAATTAAAAAAGACTGCCGAAGAGATGGGTATTGATCCGAGAGCTTTTGAAAAAGTTTATTTTTTGAATGAAGACATGACTAAAATTAGAAAAGAGGATGAACGTTTTTTAAGAATTATTAAAAAACTTGAAAGTATGGAAGATAGTCCTAAAAAAACTAAGGCATTAGCTAAGATGAAACAAGGCCATGAGAAATGGAAAAAAGAAATAGAACCAAAAATTGATGAATGGAGCGAAGCTGTAGCAGGTCAAGTGTCCATAAGTAAAGCTGCCAAAACCTTTCCAACACCAAACTTGGATCAAATTTCAGAAGCACGCCGTGATGTAACACGAGAAGATTTTGAAAAACCTTTTATAGATATACAAAATGTAGCTCTTGAAAAATTAGAAAGAGAAAAGAGAAAGGCTTATGATGTTCAAAGTAAATTAGCAAATCCAGAATCAGGCTCAAAATGGAAATGGTTAACGAATTGGTTTACAGGAGCTGAAAACTTTATGGGTTTACCTTCTGGCGTAAAGGAACAAAGATTGATTGATGATATGATAGAGAAAGGTGGACCAGGAGAATTATACCGTTATAATTTACAAAGAGGTTTAGATCCTGATAATCCTATTACACAAGCAGCTTATGAAAATTTACAATATGAACATGGAGCAGGTTTAGGTTTTTCTGGTGCAGGTGGCGGAATAGCTACTCTACACCCTAGAAGACCTGGAGCTTTGCCTCCACCCTCAGGACCTGATTCACAAGGCTTGGCTTATTTAAACAACTATGCTACAAAGCGTACGGAGTAATATATGGCAGATATAGAAAAAGGACTCCCAAACGTAAAAACTCCACTTCCTGGAGGCGCAGAGGAAGTCACGGATGTTAATATTGCGGAAGTTCCATTAAAAGGACCAGTAGAAGTTACACCTGAAGACGATGGTGGGGCGACGATCGATTTTGATCCGAGTGCCAATTTAAAAATTCCAGGAACCGAAAATCATTTTGATAATTTAGCGGATCTTCTTCCAGACGATGTTTTAGATCCCATTGGTAGTGAACTACGTTATCAGTATCAGGATAATAAAACTTCCCGAAAAGAATGGGAACAATCTTACACAAAAGGTTTAGATCTTTTAGGATTTAAATATGTTAACAGAACCGAACCTTTTCAAGGCGCAAGTGGTGCGACGCACCCTGTGTTAGCAGAAGCCGTAACCCAATTCCAAGCAACCGCTTACAAAGAACTTTTTCCATCGGATGGTCCTGTTAGAACTCAGATTCTAGGGATGACGAATCCTGGAAAGGTACAGCAAGCTGAACGCGTTAAAGATTTCATGAACTATCAGATCATGGATCAGATGAAGGAATACGAACCTGAATTTGATTCGATGTTATTTCATTTACCTTTAGCAGGTTCCACTTTCAAAAAAATTTATTACGACGATCTTTTACAACGAGGCGTTTCTAAATTCGTTCCAGCCGATGATGTGGTTGTGCCTTACACGGCTACTTCACTTGCGGATGCAGAATCTATTACGCATGTTATTAAAATTTCAGAAAACGATGTAAGGAAACAACAGGTTTCAGGATTTTACAGCGATATTGAATTAGGTAAACCAGGAACGATTGTTCAAGAAGAACTAAAAGAAAAAGAAAGAGAATTAGAAGGGACTCAACGAACAGGACGACCCCAAAATATTTATACCCTATTAGAATGCCATATAGATTTAGATCTAGAAGGCTTTGAAGATATTGGTCCAGACGGGGAACCGACTGGTATCAAGCTGCCGTACATCGTAACCATCGATGAAAGCAGCACAAAGGTTCTTTCGATAAGAAGGAACTTCGCGCCCAATGACCCAAAGAAACAAAGAATTCAATACTTTGTCCATTTTAAATTTCTGCCTGGACTCGGATTCTATGGCTTTGGACTCATTCACATGATTGGCGGATTGAGTCGTACCGCAACGGTCGCTCTCCGCCAATTATTAGATGCGGGCACCCTATCAAATTTACCTGCGGGCTTTAAGCAACGTGGGGTCAGAGTTAAAGATGAAGCGTCTCCTATTCAACCAGGAGAATTTAAAGATGTCGATGCACCTGGCGGATCTTTAAAAGATGCTTTCTATCCTTTACCTTATAAAGAACCATCAGCGACTTTATTACAGTTGATGGGAATCGTGGTTCAAGCAGGTCAACGATTTGCTGCCATATCAGAATTACAAACAGGAGAAGGTAATCAACAAGCGGCTGTAGGAACAACCATGGCTCTTCTTGAAAGAGGATCGAAGGTTATGTCCGCGATCCATAAACGATTGTACTTCTCAATGAAGGAAGAATTTAAATTACTCGCTAAAATTATTTCAACGTATCTACCGCCTGAATATCCCTATGACGTGGTCGGTGGTGCAAGGACCATTAAGCAAATTGATTTTGACGACCGAATCGATATTCTACCCGTAGCCGATCCAAACATCTTCTCGATGACGCAGAGAATTACTTTGGCTCAAACCGAATTACAATTGGCGATGTCAAATCCCAAAATGCACAATCTTTATATGTCGTATCGAAAAATGTACGAAGCACTAGGGGTCAAGAATATTGATCAAGTTTTACCACCGCCTCCACCTAACGCACCTAAGGATCCGTCTTTAGAAAATATTGATGCGTTGGCAGGGAAACCTTTCCAAGCGTTTCCAGGACAGGATCACCGAGCACACATTACTGCTCACTTAAATTTTATGGCAACCAACCTGGTGAGAAACAATCCACCAATCATGGGAGCCTTACAGAAGAATATTTTAGAACACATCAGTTTAATGGCAATGGAACAAATCCAAGTCGAGTTCAGCCAGGAAATGATGCAGTTACAACAATTACAGCAACAAGCGCCTATGAATCCACAGGCGGCACAGCAGTTACAACAGCTACAACAGACTATAGAAGGTAGGAAAGCTGTACTAATTGCTGAAATGACTGAAGAATTCATGAAGGAAGAAAAAGCGATTACTTCGCAATTCGACCATGATCCACTACTTAAATTAAAATCTAGAGAAGTTGACTTAAGAGCTATGGACCAACAGCGTAAAAAAGAGTATGATGAAGCTAGGGTTAATATTGACCAGGCTAAACTAGTTCAAGCTAAAGACATTTCAGATGAAAAACTAGAACAGAATGAGGAACTAGCTGAACTAAGAGCCGACACCACTATGGATAAAGCTTATTTACAAGCTGGGGTTAAATTGAAATCTGACGATATGAAACGTAAAGACGTTAAAACATTAAAAGGAGATAACAGATAATGGTAGGATTTTGGATAAAAGGAGCTAAAGGAGTTGCTAAAACTTTAAAAGGAAAAAAGAAGGTTATAGATCAGGTAACAGGAAAACCGTTTTCTAAAGCGACTCAAGAGCATATGCATAAGCAAACTCTTCGACATAAGACTATGAAACAAATGGGTTTAAAAGGACCTAAATATGCACCTAGCGGAAAAAAAACAAAGACGGGTGCAATTAAATTAGAGGAAGTTTGGAAATATAATCCATATAAAAAAGGTAAAAAATAATGGGCGTAGTAGGAGCGGCATTTAAAGGGTTTGGAAAAGCTTTAACTAAAAAAAGACCCAAAGTTAAAACTTAT